GATTGGTGTGATGATTGTACTATCCAAGACAGTGTTTGTACAATATGTGGCTGTAGCCATAACTGCTAAACCTGTGGATAACTATTTGATATACTTAGTACATGACAGAGTATAAACCAAATACAAAAATTAAACATCTAAACTTAGAGTACTCTATTGTCACAATACCTAGAGCAGGATCTCACTATCTTCAAGATAGAATTGAGCAACATACGGGGGTACATTTTAAAAAGTCTCATAGTTTACAAAATAACAAAATGATAACAATTGTCAGAGACCCAATAGACCTTTTGTCTTCTTATGTGGCTATGGATGCTCTCTACTATAAAGGAGGAAGCCTTGACCACTTCTTCTCCTCACCTGAGAGATATTGCTTTTCTGATTGGTTTAGTGATAACGATATGGAGATTGTCGACAACTTTGACATCATATTAAAGTATGAGTCTTTGATAAATTCACCATTTGAGACAGTAAAAAAGATAGCAGACAAAATGTCACTTGAGATAATTGAACCCAGATACAAGAATAATGTCAGAGACATGCCACATAGACACCATCTGGTATCTAGTAAAAGTGTCAACGGATATGACAAAATAAGACAGATAGTAGAACAACAAGACCTTACAAGGACATATGAGATTTATCATAAGTTCTTAGCCAAGGCTATCTAAAACTCGACGCCCCCTATAGCCTTATTGATCATACGAATCAAACCTCGTCTAGTTATTTTTGACGCATCAAATGTCTCCGTATATCCCCCTTGTGGCATATCTTCTTTGCTCAAAAAAGAACCATGCTTTTGCCTTAGTGTTCTTAGTACTAGGGTTTCTATGTATCTCGCTTCATCCCGTTCGGAAAACCACCAATACTTGATCAATATCCAACCCTTGGTCCTATGGCTCGCAAACCTTTTACCAGACACATCCGATATCCCTATCTTAATAGCCTTATGTAATGGGCTGTATAGGATGTATAGCAGGGTCATAAGTCTATTATACTTGACATACCGTGGCAAATATGGGATACTTAGGTATGACCAATGAAGAGATATCCGACCTACTCAACAAAGAGTCCTATAGGGTTTGGGACACTGCTAAGGTGATTAAGAACCAAGACTACCATGATGGACTGGTTAAGGGTTTGAAGATGGCTGCTCGGTATGTGGCTAAACTATGATTAACATGGAAATACCAGATCCATTCCAAACCTTCGTAGCCAAGAAATATGCTAACGCTAAGGGCTATGTGCATGACTTCTTTACTGGCGAATGGTCTTATAGGTGTAGTACTTGTAGTGAAGATCTTTTTGGTCCGTCCCGCAAAATATTGACAAAGATTAGACTTTATCATACAAGAAATGAGTGCTTAGGTGGCTACTAAAAAATGTGACCATACTTGGTATATGCGTGAAAAAGGTATTACCTGTACAAAATGTCTGATGGTTTGGGAGAAGAATGAGGAATCTAACCAATAGTGCCCGTTTAGGGCATAGGGAGGTTTATAACTCCTATTTTCGCCGAACTTTAAAGACTTGACAATTTTTTCGCCGAGTGGTATGATTGATGTATAACCATAACAAAGAGATGAGTTAAAATGCGAACAAAAAGAATCATTGCCCACGCACTATTACTAGCCTTTTCTATCACTTTAATTACAGCCAATGCTGAATCCGCTCAAAAAATAAATTCTGGTGTTGCATGCAAAACCTATAAACAAAAGGTTACATACCAAGCAAAGGTTTATACCTGCATCAAGTCAGGGAAAAAGTTAGTTTGGAACACTGGTGTCGCTATCAAAGCAATACCTACTCCAACACCTACTCCAACTCCAACTCCAACACCTACGCCAACAGTTACTATAAAACCAACCCAAACTCCAACTCCGATAATCCTCACTTGGGACAACATCGTTGCCAACTTTGATCAGATTTCAACAGATGTCTTCAATAAAGGTCAACTGCTTATAGATAGTAATTATCAACCAAAATATAAGTTGACAGTTTTAGTGGGTCCAAATACAAAACCAAGTGTCATTAATCCCACCGCAGCATTTGCTTTGGCGTCAAATATGCTCAGAAACTTTAAACAACCCGATGAAGTCACTGCTATTTATTATAACTACAGTGATAAAGATTGGGCCAAGAGATTCATGCAAGAAAAACAAAAAGAGCCTTGGGCACCTTCCCAAGTTGAGAATTCATGTCCAATTGAAAAGCGCTGTGTTGGCGCAAGTGCTGGTAATTTCTCAATTTGGCAAGGCTATATTCAGGTCGCTATACCAAATGTTGTTTACTGGTCTGATCGCAGTCAAGTCCCAGAAACAGACATTCATGAATTCGTTCACGTTGTTCAGTCTTATCAACGAAAACCAAATTTTAATAATTGGACAGATTTAGTCCCTGCATGGTTTAGTGAAGGCCATGCGACCCTATTGGAAAAAATTGGGGCAAATAAGACTTTAAACTCTTATAAAGTCAATCAGACTAATCAAATTAAGATGCTGCCTTCTAACGAGACACTCAAGGATTTCTCTCCTGCAAGCATTTTGAACTTTTATGATCAACTCTCACCTGGAAAAACCAATCCTGGCATGCGTGAATATTCTTACACAGTGGGATATTCTACTGTTGAAGCCCTTGTTGCAATTGCAGGAATTGATTCGGCAATGAACCTCATAGTGCAGACCACGACTGGAACACCATTTAATCAAGCATTTAAAAATGTTTATGGCATCGAGTGGTCTGCTGCTGCACCAATCCTCGCTGAAGTTATTTCGAAACAGTACAAGCCATGACCTGTACAAAGTATGGATGCAACTATGAACTAGACCTTGATGGTCAAGTAACCTGTACTGTATGTGGTGCTATGGATGATGACATGAGTCCAATAACATTAGATATGTTTGAGGCCCAAGTCGACTTTGAGTAATGGCTCTGATATAATAGTATGATGCTAACAATAACTTTAATATTACTTACTTGGTATGCCACCAAATATTACTACACAAGAAGCCTTAAACTCTCAATGCCTGCTTCAGATCCAAACCTTGTACAAATTAAATGCCATAAGTGTGCTCAAACCGTAGTAACCCATAGAGACAATCTTCGTGCCCCATTCTACTGCTTGGTGTGTAAGTAAGTCATGGATAAATTTCAGTCCTCTTGGAGCCTATATGCCAATAAGATTGATTCTTACAAGGTAGCCTGTAGCCAATGTAATCAATTATATATAAAACAAGATGACGAACCATTTGTATGCCTTACCTGCCTATCTGATTAGTGCTATACTGATTAAGTAGTTCAGGTTACTATAATGGTCGTAGAGTGGTTTCCGAAACCAATAATGAAGGTCCGATTCCTTCACCTGAAGCCTACAAAAGTAGATATTTTTTATAGTGTATAATGGTTATATGGCATACATGATAAACAATAAACCAGTTGGTAATGATCCTCAAGCAATAGAAAGAACTGAGTCGTATCATAAATTTTTAAATAAATTAGGAAACTCTACAGAAAACATTGTAACTATTTCTAATTTTTTAACAGAAGAAGAAATATCTTATTTGATGGAAGGGCTAGACGAAAGAGCCTCTCATCGTTTTGTTTCTCAAAAAGGTCCTAACGGAGAGCCACTAACTTACATGCACAAATATGATGGTCTGACTGATAAGTACAATCTTATAAGCAGAGTTAAAAGCGAAATAGAAAAAGCATACAAACTGGATGATATTAAGATAGTAGAAAAAGAAAACTTCTTAGGTGTTGTTCACTGGGAGACTGGATCTTACTTGAATGTTCATGTAGATGATCTTGGTTATGTAACAGAAAACCATTTGCCAATTATTATTTATTTAAATGATAACTATGAGGGTGGAGAAATTAAATTTGAAACACATAATATTTCTATTAAGCCAAAGACTGGTGATTTAGTTATATTCCCTGGTAATATGCATTATGCTCATGAAGTTACAAAAATTTTATCTGGCGATAGATACACACTACCTATTTGGTTTACGATAGTAGAAAATTGATGGATAGCACAAAAAAAAGAAAACTTTTAGATGGCTCTGAAGTAAATGATTACGAATACCCTATTGACTTAATATTGCACACAAAGGCTCCAGGGAAATGGAAACTTATTGATCTTGAAACGGGTCAAGAGTATCTTGGATCAGAGATATCTCATGAAACATTTGGAGAACTTTTAAGAATTAAAGTGTCACAATCCAAGATAGGTTCTTGGTTTAAAACAAAGGGAAGAGTAATAAAAAATGGATAACATAAAAAAACCTATAACATTTCACTGGATGTGGAGAAGACACTGGCAAATAAATGATAGTATTGAACACTTAGACCTTAATGGAATTCTTAAGATGGCACAAGAACTAGATGGTGCCAATGTTAAATCTGTTTTACTTCCCTATGGACCAGGAGGTATTGATTTTTCATTAGTTATACAAGAAGCATTACAAAAAACAAACCAACTAATTATGACAATTGCCTTGCCAGCATACGGAACAAGCCCTGACTATGCTGCTAAAATTGTTGACACTTTAAACAGATTTGCACCTGGCAGAATTGGTGTAAACCTTGTTGCTGGAAGATGGGGAGACGAAGGAAACGGTCCTTCAGAAAAGTTAGTGCTAGACCACTACATGCACGACCCATCCCTGATTGATACCCTTGAAAAAAGAGTAAATATATCTGCAGTTTGGATGGATAAAGTCATGGACTTAATGCACAGTCATGAGCATAAAACCCATATGGCAGTTGTTGGTTCTTCAGATACAACAATTAATATAGCAAACAAGCATTGTGAATATATATATGTTGATGATAATCTATTGTTTAGAGATCAGTTTAAAAAGATTGATTTAGATAAGGTAAAGCCAATAGTCATTATTGATCCACTTATTACGACCAATCCAGACGATGAAAAGCATGTTAAGTATGATAAGAACGCTCCAGTTAGACAGCAGCATCATTTGATAAAAGGAAAATTGGTCGATGTTGTTGCACAAATAAGAGATCTATCTGAGAAATTTGGCATTTATGACTTTATGATTCATACTGATCAAGAAGATATTAGCAAATTATTAGATATGGTAAAAAACTTTAACGATATTGTGGTGCCCGAAGATAATGTCATCGGATACTCTGACCTAACAGTAAAAACCTTTAACAAGATTGGAAGCGATCATAGCAATATTAAAGTATTGAATAACTATCTAAGCAAAGAAGAATGCGAACACATTATAGAACTTATAAAGAGTACAGAGACAAGCAATAACCGTCTTCTACAGAATAATGATGCTGGCTGGCCTGCTCTATCTTTATTATATTATGATTCGCTAACCTATTCAGAAAAGTATATACCTGGAATTCAGTCTATTTTAGAAAAAGAGTTTGGTGTAAAACTAAAGCCAAGAAATTCTCGTTTTGCTCAGTGGGTTCATAATAATAGTAAAACTATCCCAATAGATGACATGGGTCACAAAGACTCAAACCATTTAGCAGGCTGGGTTTATCTAAATGATGACTACGATGGTGGTGGTTTGTCATTTATTAATCAGGGTCTTTCACTTAAGCCAAAGGCTGGTGATTTGATTCTATACCCTGGTAATCCTCACTATTGGTATCATGTGGCACCAGCAAATGGTTCAAGGTATATCATGCCAATATGGTTTGATCTTGTCTAGTGATATAATAATGTTATGAATAAATCTAAATGCTTTTTCTGCAACAAGGATGCAACTCATTACGACATAGTGGTAAACCACTCTGAATATGTGGTTGCAGATGTTTGTTTAGATCATTTGTCTATGGGCCTTGTATCATAGCATGAATCCGCCAAAAATAATTGCCTATCCAAGATCTGGAACTCATTATCTTCAAAACCTTATACTTGCATATTCTTCTAAAAAAATAACATTTAGCCACTATCCAGTTACTAAAAATAGTTTTGTTATAACTATTGCAAGAGATCCTTTTGATAGTATTCAATCTTTTGTAGCAATGAAAAAGTATTACAATCCAGAGACATATACTGAAACCGACTACTTAGATTACTATGTTGAACTGTATAAATATTTAGATAGTAATGCTGGCATAGTTATTGATTACAATGATCTAATTAGTTCCCCTGAAAAAATAACAAAAATCATATGTGATTTACTTGGTTTTGAAAAAAACCCATCAAACTATAATATGCATGGAGATAGAAAAGATATTGAGTATTTAGTGTCTAGCAAAACAGTTAAAGAATATGATGAAGAATACTTTAAAATAGAAGACATGGACAACTGCTATTATGAGTACCACAAACTTCTATCTAAAGCAGATAGAGTGAGGGCTTGATAGCATGATAGAACTTACAAGAAATATTTTAGATTTTTATAAAGATACTGAGAACACCAATTGGTATTTAAAAAAATACTTTACAAATACTCTTGAGATTGGCTACTACTCTCCATATTCAAAAAATATTATTCAAAATAAACCAAATGGAGAATCTTTTTTACCAACAGTGGATGAACATAACACATACGATATTAATAGTCTTGGTCTGCGTGGAAAACTGGATATGGATGCTGATGTTCTGGCCTCTGGTTGTTCTATTACCTTTGGTATTGGGGTTCCAGAAGATGGAAGATGGACAAATATTCTAAGTAAAAAAATAAATAAAAGTGTAACAAATTTAGGAAATCCTGGAGGATCTGTAGCAACTATTTGTAACCATATCATTAACTATTGTATGAATAACAAAATGCCAAAAGAAATTTTTTGTTTAATGCCAGATTTTCTTAGGAATATGGTTGTGGTAGACAAAGAATTTTATAAGTCAGGTGTAAAAAGAGAAAATGTTGGAACAGAAGATTATTTAGAATTAATCTTTTGTAATCCAAAAATTAAAACATATGGAGATATTGTTGTAATGGAAACAAAAGATAAAGGAAATATAGAAGACTCGGTATCTCCACATCAACTAATTTTAAATGCTGTAAACTATATCTATATTTTAGAATCATTCTGTTTGGTAAACAATATAAAACTATATTGGACAACATGGGATAGACCAAGTTCTATGATCATGGAAGAACTTTCAAAACTTGAAGATTTTAAATTAAAAAAATTTGTTCCTTTTTACCCTAAAAATGTAAAAGATCAACTTCACATATTTATAAAAAATACTTGCATTGCAGATCACAATTCTGAATTTAAGGATGATTTATGTTGGCATTCTGGATCTGATTATTCTATTATAGATTATAAGAAACAACCTGAAATGTCTCATCCAGGAATTCATTTTCAATATCATGTGTCAGAGTTTTTTTATAACTTAAACAATCAAGGAGATTACAAAAAATGAAAAAAAATATACCCTATTTAATAACATATCCAAGAAGTGGGTCTCACTATTTTGACGAACTTATTTATAAAAAAGCAGGGATTCACATTGAAAAATCTCATACATTAAATTTATTATTTGATAAAAACAACAATAAACAAAGAAGGTTAATTACAATAGTCAGAGATCCAGTAGACAGCATTACCTCTTATAGCGCATATGAACAAAAAGACGCAGGGCCAAGGCCTTTGTTTGCTAGGGAAATAAGAGTTAATCAACTTCTTACAGAATACATACTTATGCATAACTTTTTGCATGATCATGCAGACTATGTTATTGATTTTAATGATCTTGTAACATATCCAGATGCTGTGACCAAAAAAATTCTAAGTCTTTTAGAAATAGATCCAGAAGATTATATATTTTTTGATAAAGGGGAAATGGAATATTCTGAAAACTATCTTGCATCAAGCAAAACTTTACCATCTTATGACAAAAATCTATTAGATAATTTTAATTTTGATTCATGTTATTTTTATTACAACAAGATTTTAGAAAAAAAGATTATAATTTAAAGAATTTGACAAAACTAAGACACTAAGGTATACTAAATATATGAACCAATTTATGCAAGACTACGCATCCTGGGTGCTTGCTGTTATTGGAGTTACGGGCATATTCTTTGTTGGTCGTAAGACCATTTGGGGATGGTTCGTACTCCTATTTAACGAATGCCTTTGGATAGCCTATGCTCTTTATACTGATCAATATGGCTTTATTTTCAGTGCCCTCGCATATGCAGGAGTTTATATTAAATCATACCTACACTGGAAGCGAGAAGAATGAAGCCTAATCAGTGCGTAAAGTGTGATATGAATAAAAAAGATCCTTTATTTTGGGATACACATCAGACCATGAATGATGATCAGGTTTGGTGTGCCAAAAGAACCTAAGATAACTCAAATGGATTGGCGTGGTCTTGGGTATTGGCCTATATATAAAGATGGTAAAAAGGTTTGGGTAAAAGACGATAACAGAAAGAACTCATAACAGGTTTTGCAACCTTATGATACAATTAATTATGAAATTTTTAACAAGAGATATTTTTCCTTTTTATAAACTAAATGAAGAAAATGATTGGTATTTAAAAAGGTTTTTTTCAAATACAAAAGAAATTGGACTTTATAAGCCAGGCAGTGAAGATGTTGTTAGTTCACAACGTATGAATAAAGATAATTCTGTAGAAACAGTTGATGAAGTAAATACATACAAGATAAACTCTATTGGTTTTAGGGGAGAAATTGATGAAAACTCAGAGATACTTGCATCTGGTTGCTCTATAACCTTTGGTCTGGGGGTTCCAGAATTGGGTAGGTGGACAAACCTTTTAAGCAAAAAGATTAACAAAAGTGTTACGAACTTAGGTAATCCTGGAGACTCAGTAGAAAATATTTGTATGAACATCATCCAGTACTGCTTAAACACTAAAATGCCAAAAGAAATCTTTTGCTTTTTCCCAGATTTTTTTAGAAGCGTGGTGATAGTAGACAAAGAATTTTATAAGTCAAGAGTTAATAGGGGCAGTATGGGAACAAAAGATAGCCTAGAACAAGTTTTTTGCAACCCAAAAATAATTCAAGACAAGAAATCATTTTTTATGGAAATAGAAAATCAAAAATATATAGAGGACTCAACTTCTCCACACCAACTAATCGTAGATTCTATTAAATTTATTTATATTTTAGAGTCATTTTGTTTGTCAAATAATATAAAATTACATTGGACAACTTGGAACATCCCTTCTTCTTATATTTTAGAAGAATTAAGTAAAATAGAAAACTTTAAATTAAAAAATTTCACATCTCTTTATCCCCCTGATTCAGAATATGAGGGTATGGGTGCACTTATACTAGAAAGTTGTGATCCAAACACTCATGAACACGAGTTTAAAGATCATCCATCTTGGGTTGTTGGCTCTGACTATGCCTTTATAGATGGTAAAAAAACATTTAAAAATTCTCATCCAGGAATACATGTTCAGGAACATGTTTCAGAATTTTTTTACAATTTATATAAGGAACACAATGAAGACAACTAAGATTCAAAAGACTAGGTTTTTTCCATTAAGATGGATCGGCAATTTCTGTGGTGAATATGCTGGTAATCACCTTATTAAGGCTATTGACTTAGATGAGTCTTTAGATAGTAACTTAGGGTTTCGTTATAAATACCACGCAAAAATGTGGGTAATTCTTAACAAACCTTATGAGCGTTGGGGAACCTATTACCTTGTAGATCTTGACAAATAGAACTTCGTGGTGTATAATTAAGTTATGAGTATATATGACTTGTCATTTATTGACAACAAAGGCAATGAAATAAAACTGGAAAGTTTTAAAGGTAAAAACATCCTGATAGTTAACACTGCAAGCCAGTGTGGATACACAGTACAGTATCAAGACTTACAAAAAATTCAAAGCGAATCTATTGCTGTAATTGGATTTCCATGTAACCAATTTGGTAACCAAGAACCAGGAACAACAGAAGAAATTGAATCATTCTGTACAAACGTTTATGGCATAACTTTTCCTATATCACAAAAGGTAGAAGTTAATGGTCCAAACGCTCACCCAATCTACAATCAACTAAAAGAAACTGCTATAGGTGGAAGAGATATCAGTTGGAACTTTGAGAAATTTTTAGTATCTATTGATGGATCAATTAGTCATTATCCTAGTTCTCATCAAGTGTTTGATATTATTAAATAGTATTTGACAATCCCTTACCATTGGAGTATACTTGTTGTATGAGTATAGACGAAATGACATTACGAGAAGAAATCGCAAGGGCTATTGAGGCTCTTCCAATTGAGGACTCTATCACCAATGCCCTTGGTATGCGTATCCTTGCAGCAAAGGTTGCAAGAGGAGAAGATAATTATATGACTGAATTTTTTGATAGACAGGAGGCTTATGAATGATTAGTTTGTTTTTCTTAATTCCAGCATTTATTACGGGATATATAGCATGTTATTTTGTTATGACATATAAGGTTAATCAAGATTAAGCCTTCTGCATACATCTTTGACGTAGATGGAACACTTGCTAATGTAGATCCCTACCTCCACTATGTTCGTGGCTCTAATAGGGACTACGATGCCTTTCATGAGGCTTCTATAGATGCCCTGCCAAATGTAAAAGTAGTGGAAATGTTAAATAATGCTGTTTCTGATCGTCATGCCATCTTGATTGTCACATCTCGTAAAGAAAAATATCGTGGGCTAACATCTATGTGGCTTGCAAAAAATAATATTAGGTCTCATGCTTTATTTATGAGGGCAGATGATGATGGTAGACCAGACTACGAAGCAAAGAAAGATATGCTTGATAAGATTAACATACTATGGGATGTTCTGCATGCCGTAGATGACAATCCAAATGTAATTAAGTTGTGGGAAGATCATGGAATCCTTACAACAAAAATTGGAACATGGGATGGAAACAAATCTTGACACACGCATCTCAATATGGTATGATTAGTTTATGAGCAAACGAGTTAAGAAGATTTATAAGTGCGTTGAGTGTGAGACTATGATTACGATTGTAACCAAGGTTCACGAACTTCCAGAATCAATCATATGTCCTTGTGACAATGTAGCAGAAAACCAGGGATCAAAATGAAAAAGTCTAACGACAAAG